AGAGATGGTGGTAGGGACGATGGTCGGGATGATAGTGGGGCTCACGGATGGCCCAGCGCATGGAGTCGAAGTTGGTGCTTCTGTTTGAACCAAACTTGGAGGTATCGTGGGGAATAGCGATGGTGCGGATGTTGGGATCGTAGTCGAAGGATTAATGGAAGGCACTGCGGAAGGGGAAATAGTAGGCACCACAGTCATAGTAAATGAAGGAAATGATGTAGGCTCTATGGAAGAGATCGAGGTTGGACTGATAGACGGACTGTTGGACGAGCTGCAAGATGGAATGATGGTGGAAGGCATGCATGAGGGGCTCCGTGTAGGTCGTGAAGATGGCATGATCGAAGGCACAAAGGAAGGAGGAGCAGTTGGAGTACGAGTCCTCCTCGGTGAAGGAGCTGCAGTCGGAGGCACGCTAGGACTGGCGGTAGGGGCTCGCGATGGTCTGAAGGAAGGAGTTGCAGTAGTAGGAGCTGCCGATGGGAAGCCTGATGGTCTAGAGGAGGGAATCGACGATGGTGCTTGTGATGGACAGGTGGAGGGTGCTCTGGTTGGGAACACTGTTGGATTGGAGGGAGACGAAGTTGAGGGATCAATGGTTGGGCTTAAAGAAGGAGCGATAGATGGTGCTGCAGATGGTGCTGATGATGGGTCGAGTGTTGGACTCAAAGAAGGGAGGGTAGACGGACATGTACTGGGGACAGCAGATGGTAGGTCAGATGGAGCTACGGAGGGACTGGCGGAGGGCTCTGAAGTAGGGTCTGCGGTGAGCAATGTGCTGGGAGATGATGTAGGAACATCGGATGGTGCAGCAGATGGCTTCGCAGATGAGGGTGAGCAGGTGGGAGTCTCACTGGGGTAACAGGAAGGCGGTGCGGTCGGAAGGGAGCTCGGCAGCAGTGATGGTACCGGGGTTGGATCACCAGTGGGGGCTTGGGACGACCCAACGGTCGGGACCATTGTTGGAGCAGCAGTTGGGTCACCAGAAGGAGCTGTTGAGGGCGATTGGGATGGACAGACAGTGGGAGCTGTGGTGGAGGGGTAGCACGTGGGATCATGAGTCGGCACTGCAGATGGGCTCGTCGTTGGAAAGCCACTGGGTAATTGAGTGGATGCAGAGGAAGGATGCATGGACGGACTCAGTGTTGGTCGATAGGATGGACACTCAGATGGAGCTGTAGTAGGGGCAGCGGTCGGCATGCCAGTCGGCAAGAGCGATGAGGCTGCAGTCGGACTGCAGGTGGAAGGACTGCTGGAAGGAGCATTCGTTGGTAGTGAAGAGGAGGGAAGCAGACTAGGTGAGGTGGTGGGGGATGGAGAAGGGATGGTGGTAGGGACAATGGTTGGGAGGATAGTGGGGCTGGTAGTTGGAGAAACAGAGGGACGGGATGAAGGCAAAGGGCTTGATGATGGAGCCACTGTAGGAGATGAAGTCGATTTTACGGAAGGGGTAGCAGAGGGAGTCGAGGAAGGACAGGCAGATGGAGGAAGCGATGGGATCCGGCTCGGGTCTATCGTTGGAGCGTTAGAGGGCAGGATCGTAGGACTACGAGATGGCTTCCTGGACGGACTGATAGTAGGGCGAAGGGAAGGAGTTGCTGTGGGCGACCTTGATGGCTTGAAGGATGGGACGGCAGTGGTGGGAGTCGAAGATGGAACGAGTGATGGAACGACTGAGGGCATCGATGATGGTCTTCTAGATGGAGGGATTATGGGTGGCCTGGAGGGGGTCGCGGTCGGATTGGTGGGAGATAATGAGGGAGAAGTGGAACTTGTGATGGTGGGAGTGATGGTGGGACCACTGGATGGAGGAAGCGATGGGCATGAACTCGGATCAATCGATGGTATTAATGAGGGAAGGACCGACGGGGATGCGCTGAGGGAAGTCGATGGCATGAGAGTGGGTCCAACGGTACTGAGCACCGAAGGGCTGGGAGAGGGATCAGCTGAAGGGCACGTTGTGGGCCATGCTGTCGGAAAGTTGCTTGGCATTGCGGAGGGCATAGCCGTCGGTTCATCAATTGGTGACTGGGAAGGCTCAGTTGATGGAGAGGCAGTAGATGGAACGAAGGAAGGGGTCACGCTTGGGAGTGACGACGAAGGACTGCTGGAAGGAGCATTCGTTGGTAGTGCAGATGGATAAGAGCTTGGTGTAGATGAGGGACTGAGTGAAGGAGTACATGTGGGAGGTAGGGAGGGTGAAGAGGAGGGAAGCAGACTAGGTGAGGCGGTGGGGGATGGAGACGGGATGGTGGTGGGGGCGATGGTGGTGGGATGCGCTGAAGGGTTGGAGGTGGAGGCGGCAGATGGATTGAGAGAGGCCGCGATAGTTGAGCTGCACGACGGTGCACCAGTGGGTCTATTGGTTGGGGGGCTGTTCGACGGCACCATGGAGGGGTCAACGGAAGGATTCGATGATGGTGTCAATGAGGGGTTAAGTGATGGCTTCCTCGACGGGACTAGTGTTGGGGTCAGTGAAGGGAGTGCAGTCGGGCTTCTGGAAGGCTTGAATGAAGGTCCTATGGAGGGCCGGATGGTGGATAGTGAGGTGGGATTCAGAGATGGTCTACAGGTAGGGGGAAGTGAGGGAGCAGTGGAGGAGACAACAGATGGACTACGAGAGGGCCTTAGAGAAGGGGCTGAGGAAGACAGAGTAGCTGTCGGGTTGAAAGAAGGTCTGTTCGATGGCATCCCTGAAGGGAGTGCCGACGACGGACATTGAGAGGGCACCGAGGAAGGAGATATGGACGGACCTGTAGAAGGAATACGAGAGGGATTGGAGGGGGCGGGCGTCGGGTTAGAGGTTGGCATGAGAGTTGGGTGGACAGACGGCGGTAGGGATGGTGATGCAGTGGGACTGCTCCATGGGATCTCGGACGGTAATACAGAGGGATCTGTTGTTGGTGAGATGGAAGGAGTGCACGAGCTATCAGCGGAGGGTGCGATGGTCGGAGACTTTGATGGACCCGTAGAAGGGGAAGAACTAGAGGGTGATTCAGTTGGAGTTTCGGTTGGAGTTGTAGATGGAGCCGTGGAGGAGGGTGAGAGGGTAGGGGAAACTGTAGGGGTGTTAGTCGGGAAGACCGTCGGAAAAGAGGTTGGAGTGAATGTCGGGATGACTGAGGGGTGGTCACTCGGAAAGATCGAAGGAACAGCTGAAGGCAATAGCAATGGAGCCACAGTGGGAACAGATGACGGGGGAGACGAGGGGCTCACAGAAGGATATGCGGAGGAGCTGGAAGTGGGCAGTTCAGTTGGAGGCGCCGTCGATGTGGCAGTTGGGCCATGCGTGCTGGAGCTAGATGGGGCAGCGGAAGGTATCAGTGTCGGCAATACACTGGGAGCACTCGAAGATGGTCTCGCGGTCGGCTGGCGCGATGGGGCAAAGGAGGGGGCTGGAGATGGGATGATTGAGGGCTTGAACGAGGGCCTTAGGGTCGGATTCTTGGACGGTGAAGTAGATGGTGACCGTGTGGGTCTCCATGAAGGGGCGATTGAGGGTATTTTGGATGGCAGCACTGATGGGGCCTGCGAAGATGTCAATGAAGGAATGGAAGTGGGAGCACGAGTTGATTTGGTCGAAGGTGACACGGTGGGTGGGCAAATGGGTCTCAAGGTCGGGTCTATAGAGGGGGAGGCTGTTAATGCGATGGTGGGGAGTAACGACGGCGGGAGGGTAGGCAGAACAGAAGGGACAATGGAGGGAAGCAGTAATGGGAGACGCGATGGTCTCGCGGATGGAGTGCCACTGGGACGCAAGGAAGGGTGCAAGCTGGGTCTCCTCGATGGTTTTATCGTTGATGGTATCGATGATGGCGCGGCAGATCGAGTGGTAGAGGGTGCTACGGAGGGGACAATGAAGGGATTGAAGGGAGTCGAGGAGGGGCTCGTAGTAGGGCTAATAGATGGTAGAGTCGAGGGGACAGTAGATGGTGCTGCAGATGGTGCTGATGATGGGTCGAGTGTTGGACTCAATGAAGGGAGGGTAGACGGACATGTACTGGGGACAGCAGATGGTAGGTCAGATGGAGCCACAGTGGTACTGGTAGTCGTAGCTGATGAAGGGATGATGGAAGGGGAGGTAGTGGGCATCATGGATGGACTGCACGTAGGCATCTCGGAGGGCATTGCTGTCGGTATCGGGGAGGGAACGATGGATGGTGCT